TCTTATCGCTTACTATGACACCAATATATTTTCCTATGCCTCTGATTCCCAATTGAGCCATGGGAATTATTATATACTGTGCATTGGGAGGTAGTCTAGGTTGTATTTCGTCTTTATTATACATTACTGCTTGATAATCATTGCCTTTATAAGAAATAGTGATTGTTCCATCTTCGTTTTTAGTGGCAGAATCAGAAATTGCAGGCATGGGTGAACTAGCAACAGGTCGGCCAGGTTGACCAAACACGCTGGGATGATCAATCAATGGATTAGCTTGAGCACCTAATGCGGCAGCACTCATTGCTCCTGCGGCCGCCAACTTTTTTAAATTTAATTCATTTAATTCTGTTTCATTCATTATTTCATTAATACGCATAATCTTATCCTATAATAAATCCCATTGGGTCACTACCATCAATATACAAGTTCAAGTCTTGTTCTAATTTTTCTATTTCTGCCTGTGCTTCTGCTTTTAAGTTATCACCGTTCAAACTTGTTCCGCCTTGTGGACCTGCAATAGTGCTAAACTTACTACGTGCTTCGCCTAATATGAATTTGGCCTGTGCCATGGCATAATCTTTAATCCAAGGACTGCCGTAAGTATCATTTAATAAATCCTCATCATCTTTTTGTACAAATGCCCAAAGATAAACTTCATCATCTGCCTTAAATTTACGGTGAATGAATAAAGTACGATCGCCAGGATTAAATGTAAAAGTACAGTATGCTCCAAACATACGTGCTAGTAATTCTCTACGATCTGCATATAGTTCGTAGTTTAATAGACCTGAGAAGTTGGTGTTACTCTGCAATAACATATTACTCAAGTACATGGTGTTAAAAGGTTCAAAATCAACACCGGTACTGCTAATGCCCATAGCACCAGTGTGACGTAAATATACATCACGAATATTAACTACTTCTAGTGGGAGTTGATATGATTGCACTTCTGTTTGAATATTTAATTTTAAAAACTTTTCTGAAACTGCTCTACTACTACGCTGACGGAACTTGCGAAGAGACTTTGCAATAGCCAAGTCGTAGTGTGCAGAATCCAATTCTACATCAACCATACCGCCACCTAGGCGTAATTCTATTTCTTTAACTAATTCGTCTTTGACGCTCATAAAAAATCTCCCGTTATGTATATTTAGCGGGAGATTTTAGTTTGAGTATATTGTATTCTACAGTATGTCTTTGTTGAGATGGGTTTTGATTTTCTTAAAATTATCAACAATTCCACTAAAATAAGTCAAATCACCTTGATCAATATAATGCATATAGTCCTCGTATGTCAACACTTTAGGAAATATATCTTTCTTAAATTTATCCAAAGTGACAACGCTTATATCTAATTCATTAATTGATTGGTATATAAGATCAGCAAATATTTTAAGATTATGATTAGAAAAATGATTAACTCTAGGATCTGTTAGGCAATTTCTTATCCAGTGAAAGTATGAAGAAAAGTTATTAATCTCCTGCCCAGAGATATCCATTAATGGCGTTTTCAAATATAAAAAATTCTTTGGAAGATTTGTTAAAGGAATTTCTTTTTCCAATTTCCAGCCTGACATTAAAAGAATCACACTATCTGGATAGTTGTCGGCACAATTTTTTATTGCATGAACATAGCAAGAATGATTAATATTGATTAACCCTAGATCCATTTCAGTCAAGTACCATTCAAGATGATGTTTATTTTCTTTTAACCAAGCGTTTTTAGATAAACTTAGATCTTGAATTTCAATTAATTTAGAACTGTAAAATGTGGCAGATTCTGGAAACATATTTTGAAATTCAAGATGTACTCTTCCAGGATTAGCCAATGATAAAATAATTATATCGCCGTTATTGATTTTATTATTCTCAATGTCGTCTACAAATGTTTTCATGCAGAACTCTGCACTACTGGCACGAACTGCTTTGTTAACTACTTCTAAATTTAACTTTTCGGATAAAAGTCGAACCCAACCTAGATCACGATTAAATAGATAAGGAGCAACAAAGCTGTCGCCATATGCCAATATTTTTTTCATTTATATATCTATCACCTTATAGCTTACGTCCATTGACTGTAATTGAGTCGCGTGTAGTATTAAATTCAATTAAATAACTTGCATTTGGAAATTTCACAATATTAACTCTATTATTAATAGTTTGAATTTTAGTAAACTGTCCATTATTAAATGTCCATACTGCACTTTTATAAAAACTACACAACATATCTAATTTGCCATCACCATTGAAGTCGGCAAATTGCACTTTATAGCACCATTCACCAGAGTTAGATATTGAACCACTTTGATTAGGAAATACTGTTTCTGTAATGTCTATCCAAACACCATTTACTTTCTTCAGTGCTTGAAAGTATTGTCCAACCCAAGCACCGTTGCTTTCTTGATTTAATAAACTTGCAATAATTTCAGGCTGTCCATCTCCATCAATGTCATAAAATGTCACAAAACTATAAGGTAGTTGACATACCCTATTATTAATTAAACAATTTCCTTTTGCATTAATCATTGCAACATACTTTGATGGAGCAAGTACCGTCTGTGATTTATTATAGGATAGTATGCCGTTAGATTCTAAAATAGTAATTGAACCATTGTTGCCCAGAACAATATCAGGAATCCCATCTCCATTTAAATCAGTGCTATTGGCTACAAAATGTTCACCTTTGTCAGTAGTTAAAAGATTTAATACAGGTTGACCAAATTGGTCCAAGTCGTTAGGTTTAAGTGCTAAAGGAGTTTCTAAAAAATTACCACCGGTTACCAAATAGCTTTTATTTGTATAACGAATGCCAGGCACATTACAAATATCATTTCTGATATACGGACTATTAATTACTAGGGCATCTGTTTTACCATCTTTGTCAAAGTCAGCGGCAATTAGTCCATGACTATAATCGTTGTATTGAGGTAACTGATTAGATACATTAACCATTCCCGATGTTTTGTTAAGCACCAAAGAGTTTTGATTACCGCAATTATAACTACCACCATCAACCCCATGATCAGCGATGAAGATATCATTACGTCCATCACCATCAAAGTCTGCAATAGCGGCTTGTCTTGGCCAAATATGAGTACTTGCAACACTTTTAAATGTTTGACTAACTTCGTAGGTATTTAAAATTGGATTATACATTAGCAAGATAGGCTTAACACTTCTATTAACACTATTATATGTACCTTTTTCTAATCTCATTACACCTACTAAAACATCATCATACCCGTCACCATTAACATCGCCAATAGCAAGAATATCATGCATCAAATCATCATTTTGACTATTGTTGAGATTTAATTCTGTTTCTAAGGCAGAATTAATAGTTACTGTTACTATTTGTGTAATTTGGTTCGGAGTAGTATCTGCTCCGGTTGCGCCACCACAGGCAACTAATGTTAACACTAAAATTAAAATTAGATTTTTCATTTGTATACTTTTAATAAAATCACATCAGTACTTATACGTCCATTGAGTTTGATCTCTGTGCTCTTAACACCTTTAAACCATTTCTTAGCGGCTGGTTTTCCGTTTGCTGTAAACTCTTTAAGTTGTTCTTTGGGCTTACGTAGAGTTTTCTGCACACTTGCATTGGCATCAAATCCTAGAATAGAACTATTCTTAACAGTCAATGCACCTGCATATTGATCTGCAATGTAGATACCTAACTTGCGTGTCTTTGTATTGTAGACCCATAACTCTTGTGCTGTAAGAATTGCAGTTGGCTCCACACTTTTGAGTGCCAGTTCTTTAAACTCTTTTTGGTACTTCAATTTTGCTACTACCTTCTCTGGCAGTACTGCTTTCTTCTTGCGTGGAGCCTTAGATGCTTTCTTTACTACATTATAACTGTTAGCGTCTGTCAGAGCCTGTGTCCACCATTTGATCATTGCTGTAATCTGACGCTTGCCCAAATGCTTGTATGCTTCTAATAGCTGACTGTCTTTAGTTGAATTGACTTCTTCAAACTCTGAGATCTTTTTGTTAATGAACTCTTGCACAGTTTTGACCTGTACTGCTGGCACGTTCATCTGTGTCATCAACTCTACTAACTTGGGTTCGCCTTTGAACTCTACTGTAAAGTCATCAAATCGACCTTCAAGTTCTCCTAAGAACTCTGAGGTTTTTTCTGCCATGCGTTCTTGTATATTGAATTTAGGCTTATCGTCTACCACAACTTCCACAACTTGAGCGGATGTGTCAATGCCCTTGTCTGCTTGTTTAAGTTGTTTGACAAGAGTACGTAGTGTACCAAAACGTAGTGATAGTCCAACACGCCCTGCTCTTAGTGCAAAGCCCACTGTGGTGCCAGGCCAAATGTCACCACGACGAACCGCATCTGCTGTTTTTTGACGACGTGGATTACGTGCTAGAAATTGGCTTAACCATTCTGCACTTTTCTTTTTATCTTGTGTATGTGCATACCAATTAAGTGAACGCATGACCTGTGTCTTGTACTCACTGTCAGTCCATGCTTGCTGTTCTTCTACACTAGGATAAGTGGGTTCCTCGCCAACATACTTTGCGTCTACTTCTCGGTAGACCACTGTTTTGGCAGGAGGTTCAAAACGCCATGCTAGTTTATCTGTGTTTATTTGTTTAACTGCTTTTTTTGTAGCCATGCTTAATCCTAGGTAAAAATGTAATTATACACTAACTTCTATTATTTGTCAATTGCTCTACGCAAAAGTAGTTCCTGTCTTGAGAAAGCATCAATCTCCCAAGGCATGTCCAAATACTTGGTTTTTTTGCTGTAGCGTTTACCTTTCCAAATTCTAGCTTCATTTGGAAGAAATTTCATTTGTCCTTTAGCCAACTGTTTGACGTGTACCATTTCGTGTGCCAATGTAGTGGCCATTTCCATGATAGAGATTGGAGTAACTCGTTTTGGTGTTTTGAGTAACACCATCATACAGTCTGCTACTTCTATGTTCATTGTAGCACCTTGGAAATCATCTTCCAAATCTTTAGTGACTTTTACTAGAACCGCTCGTTTACTGTTAGTAAGTCCCAACTGTTCAATAAACGATGGCATCAAACTATCTAAAAACTTTTTAATTTTTGGATTATCTGCGTCCACATCATATTCCATCATATGAGTCCTTTTTGTGTGTATAACGTATTATACTATAAGAATCAATTTATGTCAATTAAAAACCCGCCGAAGCGGGTTGGTATTAATCAATTACTATTAATTAAAAATTATGTGTCAATCCAAGACCAACTTGTTTAACATCATTTGCTTTACCACCAACATCCACTGAGCGATAAGCCAATAACGCACTAGTACGCTTGCTGAAAGCATAGTTAACACCTAGGTTATATGCTGTAACTTCACCAGTTTTCAAACCAGTTTTGTTACCATAACTGGCTTTAACACTGACTGCGGTATTGACTGGCACTGTTACACCATAAAAGTGACTTTTGGTTTCAACTGTACCTGTTTTGTCTTCACTTTGAATTGTGGACAATTCTACACCAGCTACTTTTCCGCTGACTGTTACTAGATTAGTATAATCAGCGCCACTGGCAAAACGTGCAACTGCTGTGGTCACTGGACCTAACTTACCACTCAAACTCCATGAGTTTGCTTCTGCTGTGGTAGTAGCAGTATACATACTACGATCATATGCAAAATTAACAGGACCAACATTTGTTGCTAAAAAGGCACCATCGCCAATACGCTTGTCACGTAGATTAATAACATCAGGTGATACAGATGCGTAATTTGCTCCGCCGAATGGATCAGCAGTTTTTGCTGTGATATATTCACTGTGTTCTTTGCGTCCTAAATCAACGCTGCCAAATTTGCTGGCAAGACCAATAGTGCTTTGACGGTCACCAAGCTGAGTTGCTGTACCTGCTTTTGGATCATCAGCTGCCACTGAAGTTTCAACTACTACTCTAGCTGAGAGACCTTGACCTAGATTTTCTTGTGCTTTAAAGCCAATACGACTAGAATCATTTACTAGAGATCTAACGGTGGTAGTACCAGTTTTTGTATTGTCAACGACTTCACTGAGTCTGCCGTAGACTGTGACTTGAGCAGATGCCGCAGTTGTTGCTAATACTAACATAGTTGCTAAGATTGTTTTTTTCATATTAAATTTCCTTTTTGTTTTTCAGCAGATTAAAAAATAACTTGCTACCTTTATATAGTATAGGTATTCTAATTATACTGCCAAATAGGTTAAAAATCAAAGATTTCCTTGGAATTTGAACATATTGCCAATTAAAAGTAATAGGTAAATAGTATTACTATGCCAAGACTAAGCCTGTGGAAACCTGAAAAAACCAACGATTACTATTTCATGGATAAACTCATCCGTGAACAATTTATGGTCGGTGGTACTGGCGTGTTGATCCACAAATATTTACAACCTGCAGATCAGGGTGCCAGCACTGATCCAACCAAGCCCAACTATAGAGCTGATGACATACTCAACGAAACTAAGATTCAGGACTTGTTGTTTTTAGAAAATCGTGATAGAATTTATGATCCTGATATCTATGACCTTCGTGGAGTTTATAATGTTGGAGATCAAGATTTTGACTTAACACAATTTGGTTTGTTTCTAAGTGCTGATACTATCTATATCACATTCCATACCAATGACATGGTTGATAGAATGGGTCGTAAACTCATGGCAGGTGATGTACTAGAACTACCACACATACGTGACGATTTATTGTTAGACGAGACTAAACCTGCAATTAATAAATTTTATGTTGTACAAGATGCTAGTCGTGCCGCAGAAGGTTTTAGTCAAACTTGGTATCCACACATTTGGCGTATTAAAGCCAGTCCAATGACAGATGCCCAGGAGTATAGAGATATTTTATCACAGCCCGCAGACAATGGTGTTGACACTCTAAAAGAAGCATTAAGCACTTATCAAAGAGAATTAGAAATATCCAAATCTATTATTGCTCGTGGTGAACAACTGGCGCCAACTATTTTAGATAATGGCAGTAATGTCTTACAGGATACTACTAAACAATATCAGGTAGGAGCAGATCCAACATATGATCATGGAGAAGCATTAAACTCTGGATTAAGTTTTCCACTGACACCACACCAAGGAGATTTCTTCTTACGCACTGATTACAAACCTGCGGCATTATTTGCTTATCGTGGCACACGTTGGCAACGTATTACAACACAGAACGGTCCAGTAGGTTTACAAGATGCTGTGTTAAACGGAGCAGGCTTTATTAATAATAATGCGGTGACTGTTGTAGGTAATAAAGAATTCCCAGAACGCCAAGCATTGAGCCAGATTGTTAAACCTAAGACTGATTTCTAATTATGCAATATTTTTACGATGAACAAATAAGAAAATACTTAACGCAATTTATGCGTATTTTAGGTGGCTTTAGTGTAAAAACTGGCAAAGATCGCAACGGTGCCGAGTCATATATTCAAGTACCTGTACGCTATGGTGATATCAATCGTATGGCTGCCCACATAATTAAAAATCAAAGTGAGAATATGATCAATACTGTGCCGTTTATCAGTTGCTATGTCACTGACATGACTATTAGTTCTGAGCGACGAATGAATCCCACGCATGTGGATAAAGTCAAAGTCTACGAAAAGAAGTTTGATGCAGAAGCTGGTGAATATGTAGATGGAGAAGTGGGTAATACTTATACCATTGAACGTTATATGCCAGTGCCATATGACTTAACTGTGCAAGTTGATATATGGACCAGCAACACAGATCAAAAATTACAATTACTAGAACAACTATTGGTTTTATTCAATCCCAGTATTAATTTAAAAGTCAATGACAATCCTTTCGACTGGAGTAATTTAACCTACACTGAATTGGTAAACTTGGTATGGAGTGTACGTCAAGTACCTCAGGGCACTGATGACATTATTGATGTTGCGGCCATGAATTTTACCATCCCTGTGTTAATCAATCCTCCTGCCAAATTAAAACGTCAAACATTGATTCACAGTATTTTAACAGAGATAAGAAAATTAAAAGAAGGTGATTCATTGGATTGGATTCCTGGAGATCCTATTCCTAACAAAGAATGGGTGGTAGTGACTTTTGAAAATTTAAAATTGCAGGTTAAAATTGAAGGTGATAGAGCAATATTGCTAAACAGCACTGGGGGTATGACTAATCAAAATGGCGATGTATTAAGTTGGGCAAATGTATTAAAACCTTATGGTGAACTGAGATTAGGCATTAGCAATTTAAGATTAAGACGAGGTGCTGACATAAGTGATCCCAGTCAAGATATAATTGCTGTTATAACTGATTTAGATCCTGTGGAACTTAATGTAGCAACTATAAGCATAGATTCCACTACACTACCTAACGCAACTACTCCGGCAGTCGATGCCATTATAAATCCTACTAGAAGTAGTCCTGGTAAGAATCTAGCAAACGCAGTTACTGGTCAGCGTTATCTAGTTTTAGAAGATGTGCCCAATACCAATGCATGGGGAATAACAGGAGCTTTGGCCAATGATATTATACAATACAACGGAAGTAGTTGGATTGTTAGTTTCAGTAGTATAAGTAATAGTAATGCTATTATAGTAAATGCAACAACAGGCTTGTACTATGAATGGCGTAATGGTCAATGGATCAGTGCTGTTGAAGGCACTTATCAAAATGGATGGTGGAGATTATATCTTTGAAACAGTTTAAAGGCGTTGGAGCAATTATAGTCAGTGAAGAATCTGGCCGAGTTATGACGGTGCTTCGCAGTCCTGAGGAAAGTTATCCTAATACTTGGACCTTTGCTGGAGGTAAAGTAGAAGTTGATGAATCTCCCAATGCGGCTTTGATTAGAGAGCTTGAAGAAGAATTACAATTAAATAAGATTAAAAAAATAATTCCCTTGCACAGATATCAAAATAGAAGTAAAGATTTCATTTATGATACGTTTGTTGTATTAGTAAGTAAAGAATTTGTACCCGAGCTTAATTGGGAAAATTCAGGTTATGCATGGACTGACATAGATAGTTTACCCAGTCCTTTACATCCAAAAACAAGAAAAATGATTAGTTCATCAAGACTAATCAAAAAATTTAAGAATTTTTACAATTGGGTTGATAAAAAGAATGGCAGCAGAGATAATAAAATTCCCGAAAAGACAACATCTTAAGATTGCAAAATCTGTTGACTTATATTATTGTTGGGATACTAGGCTTAACAATCCCTTATTGAACAGTATTTTTAAACAAGAAGTAAGTTATGTAGAACGCTGGTTTTTACAAACTCGTCATTTATTAAACAACGAAGTCAACGAACATCCTATACTACAATTATTGTTCAGTACTCAAGATACTACCCTTGATTTATTGATTGAGAATACCACTAAAGATTTAAACATTCAATTACAATCTGCCAACATCGCATATAAAGATGCAACAGATTTTAATATATCTAGATTAAATCGTTGGCTGGTTAAGTGGCAAGGCTTACAACAATATCGTTGGCGTTCTTGAACTCTTTGATTCCCAAATGTCCTAATTCAAAACTAACTTTGACATCCAACCAAACTGGGATATTATTCTTTTTACAATTTCTAAAAAACTCAATATCTTCCCCAGTGTAATGACCATTTTGAAATCCTAGAATGAACCAAGGCAATTCTAATTGATTAAACACTTGAATTTGTATTAAACAAAACCCCAAGGCCATGGCCTCTACTCTTATGTGACTATCGGTTTGTTCATGTAGTTTTACATATGTATTCCAATCGTCAATACTATGCCAAGCTGTGGGGATAACTGGCTCTAGTCGTTTGCTGTATGCACCACCTACCACAGGTTCATTAAAGTTAAGCATTTCTATTACATGACTTGGTTTAAATGTAATATCACTGTCAATAAACATAACATGAGTTGCACCCCAGTCCTGTGCCGCTTTAACTAATTCATGACGTTGATTGGCTATTAGTGTTCCGGGACTTAAAAACAAATTATGTTCTATGCCAGCTTTGGATAATGCTTTACTTAAATTATATAAACTAAATGCACACCTACTGTGCATTTGTTCACGTGTAGGCATGCATATTGCTATTTTATGTTTCATTATTTAATTTTTTTGAGTACTAATGTAGTTGGTGTTTCGCTACTATCGCTGGGAAGACCTGCATCGGCAGAATAATCATCTTCTAGACTAATTCCAATTTGTTCTTCTGCTTTTATAGTAGCTTCTTTAATAGTGTTGGCCAATCTCACACAGATTTGTGTTGATTTGATATACAAGTCCTCTGGCAACTTTGCCATTTTAGTCATTGTATCTACTGCTGGTTTACCATAGGTCAGCAATTCGATGGCAGCAATTTTACCTAAGTGTTCTGCCCAATAATCTCGTTCTAGTATTTCCCAATTAGAAATTTTAGATTCTAATTCAGAAATGTCTTGATCTAACAAGATTTTTTCTAAAGTTTGTTTTTCTTCTTCAAGACATTTAGTTTCAAATTGTCTTGTTTCAGTGAGAAGATCACTGTTAATTTTTCGAATTTTATTTACTACTTCAATGATGTATCTTGCATGTGATACACCTGATTGAGTATGAAAATTTTCAATCTCAAATGCACTCTGTGCATTATAAGGGCATAATTCAAAAAGTTTGGTTAGTTGGTTAGTCATAAAAATACCTCAATATGTTAGTACTGAGGTATTTATAATTAACTTTCTAAATTAAGATGTTAATATGTGTAAGGAACTGTTGAACCACCGAATGTGGATGACATACTAATTTGAACACCAGAACTTCTGCCCTTGTTAGGGCCAAGCGTTCCGCTCAAAGTAATATTCTGTCCTGCGCCTGGGGCTACGTTATTATATGCTTTTCGTATCTTTCCCATTGCGATTTCAGTGCCTGTTGCTGGTAATAAAGCCATTTATGATCTCCTGTTTTGAAATTATTTATCGTAAATAATGTTTTTTTAACTTGTGAGAAGGGAGTTTCCTCCCTTCTCATTACATATTAATGTAAAGTCTTTTTAACATCCTTACGTAGTTCTTCGATCATAGCTTGTTGCTCTTTAATAGCGTTAACTAAAACGGAAACAACTTTGTCATAACGAATAGTTTTGTAACCAGCAATACCAGATTGTGTTACCAATTCTGGCAATACTGCTTCAACTTCCTGAGCCATTAAACCAATTTGGTCCATGTGCTTTGGAAGACCTAATGATTCAGCCAATTCGCTTGAATCATATGTATAACCATTGATAGCCATAACTTTTTCAAGTGCGCTATCAATCTTAGTTACATTTGTTTTTAGGCGTTCGTCTGAGTAGTAAGCTGTAATCTCACCAGTTGCTGTAATACCACCAGATACTGTTAAAGCACCTGTTGCTGTTGCACCAGATACTGTTAAAGCAGTTAGTGTACCAACGCTGGTAATTGCTGTTTGAGCGGCTGTTGTTACAGTACCAGCTGTTGTAGCTGTGCTTGCATTACCACTTAATGTAGCAGTAATTGTACCAGCACTAAAGTTACCACTTGCATCACGAGCAACAACTTTACTTGCTGTGTTTGCACTTGTAGCATCAACTGCTAATGTTACTGAAGTAGAACCAGTTTGGTTAGCAGTGAAAGAACCACCACCAGTTAAGTAACTACCAGCTGTAACTGTTTGTGTACCATTACCAATTGTCAACGCGGCAATTGCAGAGGACAATTCTGCATCAGTGGCCATTGCATCTTGAATTTCTTTCAATGTGTCATAGGCTGCACTTGCACCGTTTACTAAGTTGCTAATACTTGTATCAACATAAGCCTTAGTAGAAATTGTGCTAGTATCAACTGCAACTGTTGTGCCACTTACGCTAATACCTGTACCAGCTGTGTGAACTGTTATGTTACCTGTACCATCAAAACTTACACCGTTAATTGTGCGAGCTGTTTGTAAAGCTGTTGCTGTACTTGCGTTACCACTTACTGCACCAGTGTGTGTACCAGTTGTGTTACCAGTCACGTTACCAGTTACGTTACCTGTCAAGGCGGCTGTAATTGTACCAGCAGTAAAGTTACCACTTGCATCACGTGCAACAATAGCACTTGCTGTGTTAGCACTTGCGGCTGTTGTAGCTGAATTGCTTACTTTACCTGATGTGCTAATTGTTGATAATTTGCTATCAGCAATACTACCAGCTAACATTGCATTTGTAACAGTACCTGTGTCTGTTGTATAAA